ATACATTCCAAGCTCCAGCCCTTTATCTTGCCTTTTCGTGCCATATCAATGACCGTTTTATCAGTAACAAGTACCTCAGCTTTAAGTCCGATAGCATCTTCTGTTAGCTTCAGTGTGCCGTCTTTGGTAGAGGCATAAGCGTGACCTTCATCATGATCGACTGTTACGGTTATATTGCCGCTTTTTCTGATAGCCGCATCGAAGGCACGTTCTTCAATTGTTTCGATAACCTTACCTCTTGGAGTTATCACCGGTCTTGACAGTTTGCCGGTAACGTTGACGTAACCTCTTACATGAAGTCCGTCGGCTCTTTCTTCTATTATCAATATATCATCTCCTTACTGTGTCAGGGTATAAGAAAAGCACCTCCTGAGAGATGCTTTTTACATATTTCTGTGCATTTGACTGCACAAACGGGATATGAAACCTGCTCTGTTAGAGCAGTTTATTTGTTATCAGGTTCGCCCCATGCACTTACATGTTGTTTACATTTTTTGCATATTTCCTTATAATTATTTTTTTTCTTGAATTCATCAGGAATATATGACTCGTTGCCGACCATTTCATCTACTACCTCGGTTATTTCAAGGCAGTCACCTGATTCTATATCTCTATCAACAAGCGGACATTTTGCCATTTTATTCACCCCTTTTTATTCATATGCTTATTAATAGTATCAAGAATTCTGTTGATCCCCCGATTATATTCGGTTTGCGGAAACGCTGTTCTTATGCAGTTCTTGGTAATATTAACGTATGCAGCACCTTTATCACCGATATAGTTTTCAAATTCGTCACCATCAATAATTTTTTTATAAGAAATTTTTGAATTGTTTATAAATTGTCTGGCTTTTTTGAGATTTACATCGTGATTTCTGCTTGTTATGTGATGATTATCGTAATTAAGAGCATTAACGTTTATTTTTCTTGGTGGTATGTGTATTTCACCATTGAAATTTGACGACTTGAAGTCATCAATGATTTCTTGCTTATGTTTAATTATATCATCATACTACGATTTGTCAACACCTTCTGAGGAGCTTCCGCCTGAAGAACTTCCTCCTGCTCCTCCGCTTCCGGCAAAACGTCCACGGGAATCACGCTTGTAATGTGCTCTCACTTCGCTGAGTGTAGCCGTCTGTCCGGTATTCGGAGTGAATACCTCCATTGTCTGAGGATTAAGCAGAACGTCTGCAAGTCCGAGCGTCATGTAATTGAAGCCGAGCGGTTCATAATCTTCTTCACGGCGTATTTCATCAATCTGGAGAATATTGTTCTGACGTGCGATAGCATAAGCCTGATATCGTTCAAGGATGCTTCCACGGGTGAGTTCCTTGACATCAAACGCCCAGTAATATCCGGCATCCTTTTCGGATTCGAGCAGAAGCGAACTGTCAAGTGCAGTTTCTATCTGATTCAGAAGCGCAATCACGACGCTGGTAAACTGTTTTTTATCTTCCTCAGAGGCGCCGCCGTCAATGATCGTATGAGGGAACCCGAATATCTTGCAGATCTCAACGGAATTTGTGCGCTTATTCTCATTAAGCTGAAGCTCTGCCGCTGTTGCGGAAATTTCCTGAAATTCAATGCCGTCATTTAGAACTACCATTTTCTTTTTTGATTCTGAATTGCCGTACATTGTTTCATAGCCTTCTTTGATAGCATCGACAACCTCTTTTGAAAGTCGGTTTTTTGATTTAAGAAATCCGGATTTGCAGCCGCCGTTAGCACTCATCGAATTTTCAAGCTTCAACGAATTATACGCTGCCGAAAGAATTGTAGAGTGTTCTTTCTGAATCGGAATATTTGTATATCCGTTCTGTGTTTTCCGCAGAAAATGAAGAAAATTGAAGTCAAAATATCTCTGACCGTTCACCAGTACATGAAATGCTTTGAAAATAGGATCGTTATTTTCCATAAAGCTGACTTTTCTTGAATCTACATAATGCAGACTTTTTACTCTGATTCCGTCAGAATTTATGTATATCCACGCTCCTCTGCCGAGATAGTAATCTTCAACAGCGGATCTCCACATATCTACAGTCGAAAGAGTATCGCCGGTTTCGCCGTTAAGAAGCTTTATCCGGCAGTCGTCAGTTATTTCGGTTATTTTATCATCGTCTTTCCGGTAAAGTCTGACCGGCAGTCTTGATACAGTTTCGGAAATCTTGTTAAGGCAAGCTGATACTGTGGGAATTTCCATTGCCGCTTCTCGTGTCAGTACTCCATTTGCGCTGAAAAACGCAAGAAGTGTTGATTCTGCTGATGAATCAGCTGAGTTTTCGGATGTATCTGCTCTTACTTCCGGTTTTCGTCTGAATAATCTTGGAAATTTAATATTTATCACTCCTCGTTTTTATATTACCTGACAGCCGAAGCTGCTTTCCAGCTGATCGAGTACATTGACCTGCAACAGAAAAATCGCATTGATAAGTGATACAACCATATCGACCTTACCAGCGGATTTTTTCTTATTCACATATTTGTTGAGATTTGTGTCTTCGGTGCATCGTGCATTCTGGAAGTTGATTTCAAGCATCTGATTTTCAAAATACTGAAAATTTCTGCTCAGAATATGCTCTTTCAGAAGCTTCGTCGGACGATGAAGCACGCTTGAATGCTGTTTGATCTCTACGCATTCTATCGGATCATCACTGCTTTCAAGCTTCTGAACTGTTGAAATAGCATTATAGCGGTCAAATCCGAGCTGACGTATTTCAACTCCGTAAACTTCGGGCAGACTCTGAATAAAGCGTTCGACGAAGCCGTAATCGATAACTTCGTCACCGCACTCAAAGCATATTCCGGAATCAATAAGCCGCTGGTAATCAACGTGCTCCCTGTGCGATTTTTCTTCCTTGCGGTCTTTGGGGATGAATCCCCATACCATAGCGTAAATTTTACCGTCAGCAAAGGTCACCATAGCTACAGATGTGTTATCATCCGACTGAGAAAGGTCAAGTCCTATGTATACCTCACGTCCACGCCAGAACTCAAGATCATTTACTGCAACGCACTGCTTAACCCTTGTGATCTCCACATAGCCCTGAATGCCAAGCCCTTTATACTTGATATTCAGATGCTTGCAAAGAAAGTTTTCACGCTTGTTCTCATAAAGAATTGCCATCTGCCGGCGTCGTATAATCTCATCAAAAATATAGGGATGGTCAACGGCTACCGGATTGCTCTGATAAACAGCGTTATCTTCTGTTTTCCATGCGTCGCCTGTTTTATATTCATCATCAGGCTCGTAAAGCAGTGCAAATATCCGCTTATCATCAAGAAGTCCGTCGATAGTTTTCTTTGCAATATCAATTTCATCGATCATTGCATTATCATCCTTGGGATACTGCGTTGAAATGATGATTCCCAGTTTTTCTCTCAGAGTGATCTGCGATGAACGCATTGCTTCAATGGGATAATTGTCCATTGCTCCTGATTCGTCGGCAAGGAACATATTTGCAAGCTTACCATCCATTTTATCGTGAGAATATGCAAGCGGAGTATACTCAGAATCAGTTATTTTGCAGCGTATCTCCTTCTGAAGAAGCTTGAATATCTTATCGTCAGCAAGTGAGGGACTTGACTTGATTATCTTTTTTACTGCAAGCTGGAGTTCCTTGGAAAGTTTAAGATCAGGTGCTACGCTGAAAAAACGGCTGAATGCCGGCTCCGTAAGAAGTCCGATTATAAAAATAACCGCCGAAGTAAACGTTTTAAAGTTCTTTCTGGCGATTTCAAGCAGTCCTGTATGATAATAGCGTGTATCATCCTCTCTGTATCTGGTACAGAACAAGGCGTATATGAAAAGTAATGAATAATTTTCAAGTCCGTCGTACATATTGCATTGCAGGTCAGGATGAATTATTATTTTAAGCAGTCGGGTGATTTTCTTCCATTTCTTTTCGCAGATGTATGCTTCGGAAGATTTGCCGTCTGCAATATCAAGCCATATCTGAGCCTGTTTTTTGACATATATGCCGACACGGTCGTTATCATTCAGCACACACCACTGAGCATAGCAATACGCCCGGCTTTTCTTAATCATCATCCATCAGCGCCCTGAATAGCGGATTTTCCTCCTTCTGAGCCTGAACATTTATATTAGCCATTTTTGCTCTTGACTGAGGACTGAGACAAAGCTCATTGCAGCATCTGAAAAAGCTTTTCGTATACTTTTCTTTAGCTGCAAGCAGTGCTGATGAGGTCATCTGTTCGGGATGAGTGTTTATTCGCTTTTCTATTTCCTGCATTCTGTCGATACATACACTGCATTCTGTGAGAACGAATATATCAAGATTACCGAGGATGCCGCTTTCCTTCAGGTTATCCACAATATTTCTGAATATTTTCTTCTGCGGAGCTGTAAGATAAGAGGGAGCTTTCAATTTATCTGCGGCTCCTCTGAGATTTTTTTCAGTGTCGGTTTTTATTCTCTTTTCGGCTTCTGTCAGATGCTTGGATGTCACAGATGCAGACATTGAAGGTCTTGCTATATTGATCGCTCCTTTCATTTAGGGAAAAAAATGTTTACAGAGGTGGGCAGTCGGTGGACTTTTCTCCGGAAAATTAAGGTCGTGAACTACGGGGGGATACATTTCCGCAGAAGCTCTGCCGGAATTTTTCCGCACTCCGCTGATTCGTGATGATATTCGCACAGTGTGATAAGATTTGTTTCATCCAGTCTGAGCTCAAAGTGATTTTTAAGCGGTTCGATATGATGTACCGACAGATTAGCTGTACATATGCGTCTGACTGTTCCTTCAAGATTGTTAAGGCATGCCTGACAAAGATATCTGTCTCGCTTTTTGATATACTCCCTTTTCAGCTTCCATTCGTAAGAGCTTCGGAATGCGTCTATAGTTCCGAGCTGTTTCGGCTTTCTGTCCGGCTTTTTTTCGCAGATATACTTAGTGTCATGTATCTTTCCACAATATTTGCACGCCTTTTTCATAAATTCACCTCCTGTTCTGTCACTCCGGAAATACAGTTTATCCTTTTCTGCCCGATTCCCCATGATATCAGTATAGCACTTGTTTTTTCCCCGTGCGCACAAATATTATAAAAGACCAAGATTTCTTGCTATTGAATTAAGCATCCGTGTTCTCCAGTAGGAGTATGTATTTCTGTGTGCAGTATACGGATAAGGCGAGCCATAGCAGATATTATCCATGATTCCTTTACGGTATTCCTGCGGAACTGCTTCAATTGCTCTTTCTATAGCGGATATCTCTGTATCAAGTGCGGCAAGCTTTATTCCCTTGTTTTCAGTAGGATTTCCTAATCCTGTATGCGGCATACCATCCGATGAAGGAGAGCCGTGAATTATATCCTTCCGTACAGAACGGAGACGCTCGTAATCACGAACAAGATACAGTATCCTCATGTACAGATTATGCGGAAGCTTATACGGATTGTTTTTCTGCCGCTGGTAAATTTTCACTTTCGTACCACCTCGGTATAGTAGATGTTCTGATTAAGTCTGCGTTTTCTGATATATCTCAGTGCAGCTTCCCTTGAACGGAATTCCTTGATTCTGAATAATGTTTCGTGGATGTAACATCCGTTTATACCGTTCTTTATGCGGAATCTGTACTCTGACGGATCAATGACAGGTTTATTCAATGCTGATTTCATAGTATCTTCATCAAAGTTCATTTTATTTCTCCTTTCAGATTAATTTTGATGCAGACGGAAGGTTAAGATATTCTTCTATTACTTCTTTCGCCTGCTCCCAGCCGTAGCATACTGCTGTATAGTGATTCTGTTCACTGAGAGCTCTGAGCCAGTTTTTCTGATTCTCGGTAACTTTGTTTTTTCCGTATTTCAATTCTATGTACAATCCGATATATCTTCCTCTTGCTACCGGAAGAACAATATCCGGAACTCCGGATTTTAGACCGGCTTTTTTCAGCCGGCTCCCTGTTCTGACGCTTCGTTTGCCTTCGTTCGGAACATGATACATTAGTTCCAGTTCCGGATACCTGACCGCAGCGAATTCTGCCCATTGGAACAGTGTTATCTGTTCATTCTCTTCGTTCGATTCAACGCAGCGCAAAATGACGCCTCCTTCCTGTAAAATCTTGTGTATATATAAACTCCGCCGTTGATCTCGTTATATACAATATCAGCACCGGACAAATAATAACCTTCATAATATTTTTCGTATTCACGGTTGTTCGTTGTATCCTTAGCCAGCTCCTTTATTTCTCGTGCAGACAGTCTGCCGTCACGTTCCTTCGGCTGCGGATGAATCAGATTTTTGGATGCATTCCAGCCTTTTTTTGATACAGCCGGTTTTTTCAGTATGTATCTTACAAGATCGGCTATGCCATTTTCATTGAACTGCAATGCATCGGTCCTGACATATCCTCTGCCCCATAATCTGACTATCTCCTGTGGAGTCAGTTCTCCGTTGACTATCAGGTGATGATGATATCTTCCGTTCTTTTTTCCCTTTTCAGTAACAGCAATATATTTCAGATCAGGCAGTTCTTTTTTCTTTCTGTATCGCTTCACTCTTCTCAGGAAGTTAGTAAGCTCTCTTTCTGCCTGCTCATCATTTTCGGGATGATGTTCTGTACTGTATGTCAGATCAATACGCATGTCTCCTTCTCCGAAGTTCGCATGTGCTATCCGGATGCAATTATTTTCTCTTCTGATCTGATTCAGTTTTTTCTGACATTCTCTGGAAGGTCTGGCTTTCTTTCTTCTTACTCCGGCTTTTCTGAAAACAGGGTATATATGCGATTCCATGTAATCACCGCATACATATATTTTTTCACGATAATGACATCTCATTTCATCACCCTTTTCTTATGGTTGATAAGATAATATACATTACAAGTATGAAAAAGCGAACCTGATTCGCTTGTTTTTCTGAATGCTGGTAATAGCATTCAGCGACTGACATTTGCCAGCCGCTTATATTTCTCCGGATCAGCTGTCGGTCTGATCGCTGTTGTCGTCTTGTCTATTGTTTTTCCTTTGAATCATGGTAAATATTATTGATTCAAAATTATGTCTCTCCCTGTCGGAAAGTATACTTGCATTAAGTTTCTCTTTATATCTTTCGTAAAGCGGCCTTATTTTCGGATGATTGATATTGATCTTATATCCGTATTTGTTATCAGGTGCATAGATTGTATCGTATACAGTGATGCTTGCTGTTCCAGCCAGCTTTTCTGCGGTTTCCCACGTCATTCGATTTCCCATTGTCACACTTATCCGATGATTTTGCAATAGTAAAAATCAAGTTCTTCCGGTGTACATGCCGATAAAATATCCTCTGCAAGGACTATTGATGATATACTTTTTCCGGCGCAGTCCATGATATTTCGGAGCTTGTCCGCTATGAGTGAGGCTTTTTCGTAATTACTCATTTTTATTTCCTCCGTGAAGTGATTCTTTTACAACTTCGAGCAGTTTTTCTGTCTTTTCTGTAAACAGGCTTCTTTCATCTTCTTCGGCAGATTTCACGAACTCAACAAGTCCGAGACAGCTTTTGTATGCTTCTGCATAAAGAAGCTTGAATGAGCTTTTTTCTGTATCGCCGCTGATTTCCTGTGGTTTCTGAAGCTCGGAGATACGGGCTTCATACGACTTTCTGAGTTTTTCCGCTTCTTCTTTTCTTGCTTCGTCGAGTGCCTTGTATTTATTCTGGAGAGTAAGGATCTCTCTGTCTTTTTCTTCCAGAGCCTTTTTATCCGGCACTTCCTTGATAACTTCCTTGATGACCTCTCGGATCTCCGGCTCTGGTACTGCAACATCGACTGGACGTGATTCAAGTTCCTTTATCTGTGATTCGAGATCATTGATGCGGCTTTGCGCAGTATCTCTCTGATCTGCGATTCTCCGGCAGTTTTTGTTCATTTCATCAAGCCGGTTACTGAGAATATCGGCTTTCTCGGCTTTGGTTTTCAGTTCATTGAGTTCTGTTTCTGAGAGCTGAATATCAAGCTTTTCACGAAGCTCTGCGTTTTCAGTCTCGAACATTGACAGCTGCTCTCCTTGCTCCTTTACTTTTTCAAGAAGTTCACGGGCTTCATTTACAGTCATTCCGGACAAGTCGTTGTTTTTGATTATTTCTGCACGATCTTCCGGATTTATCTGAGTAAGAAGTGAAAGCTTGGTAATTCCAAGCTGTGCGTTTGACTGCACAAACTCCTCTCCAAGATTTTCGTATACGGAAATATACTGATAAGCCTGTCTGCGTTTGAGGTTGAACTCACTTTCTGCATAATTTTCAAAGCTGTCATATCCCATGTGTTCATACAGCTTTTCAACTTTCATTTTTCTCAGATCCTTACCGATAGCACATACCGCATTGACAGCGATCTGTCCATTGACTCTGATGCGTTCGGTAATTGATACGGCTTCCTGTTTGGCAAGTTCGTTCTTCATGCTGATTTTCTCTCCTTCGATTTTCTTTTCCTGTATGCTTCGGGGTTAATTATGTATTTTTTGAACTCCTCTACAAATTCCTTGACGGATGAGGGCAGAGGTTTCCCAATGTCGTTTCTGTATCCGTGTACCTGTTGAACGTGGATACCGTGTACTTCCATTGTGACAAACGGCGTGTCAGGTGTGGATTTATGCCGGATGAATAATATTGCAAGTTTGCCGGCAGCATGGCGTTCCGCATATCCTCCGACACAATGCTTCAATGCTTTTCCTTCGTCGATGATCTCCTGCATTGTTTCCGGAATGACAATTGAAAAATCACCGTACTCGAATGTGTATCTGCTTCTGAGCTTTGATGTTATCTCTTTCATTTTCTCTGCCTGTTCCTTATGGATAACCATTTCTATTATCTTTGCCGCTTCATCATGAGACTTTTGCAGAGCTTTCGGATACAATACCACGTCATTTTTCAGGTCATAAGATAATCTTTTTGCCATGTCAAGATAATCTTTCCAAAGCTGTAAATTTTTGTTATGCTTATTAAGGTATCCTTTTGCTTTCGTGTAGTTGAGATTGAATTTCCGGCAAATACCAAGCAGGATTTTCAATCTGAATTCACCATATTCCTTTATTTCGCTGCTGTATTTATCTATATCAGATTTTCTACAGACTTTCTTGAATAACCCGTATGTTTTAAGAAAGTTAACTTTATC